GTATGTACCTGAGTATACTAGGAGCATGAAATTACGACCATCCTACCTCGAAGAGCACCTACTCCCATTAATTGAGAGTATCGAGCCTAAGACCACCAGTTCATTCGTCCTAGAGGCATGTGGATTAGGAGAAGTGCGATCACATCCATCTGTATGGATCTCCTTTGGTAATAAGATTGAGGAGTTCTGGAATACTGTCATCAGTGATAGCAACACAGCTGAGAACCTCATAGAGGAGGATAACATGCTGATTGTAGGATCACATGAACGACAGTTAGATCATTTGTTCAAGGTTGAGGAGTTGACCTATTACCTTGAATGTAAATGCAACCTAGATTTCGATAGTGAGAAGATCAAGGCATCTAACCAAAAGATCAATGATATATCTGATACACTAGCTGTTGCAGTCGAGAGTGGATACTTCTGTCCAGTCAAGGCAGACATACCCAAGAGCATCCTTAAGAAGTACAATAACAAGGGTGTTAATGTGTATGGAGTGAACGATATCCTCAACGTGGTGGATGCACAGTTCACATGTGAGGAATATTTCACATTCTTACGCAATAGGATAGGTCCAGTGTTGCAAAAGAAACTAGGTGTGCTATAATATACATATTGGTAACGACCTTATAGATCCATGAGTACAGAAGAACACCAGCGAAAGATCAAGGGTAGCATTTACAAGCCACCAACTGATCGTCCAGACGAGACCAACATCAGTCTTGGTGAATATATTGACGATGCCAAGGTACGTTGGCAAATTCACCTGTTTGAATGGGATGAATTTACCAAGGATGTCATTGTACCATTAGCCAAGACCTCATACGACTGGTCTGTCAAAACATTTAACAATTTGAGACAGATGCAGAAAGACAGTGTGACAGCCAACAAACAGTCCACTGAACGTGTCGGAGGCGACCTAGACAAGTTATAATATGTGTATGGGCGGCAAGGGCAACGTCAATAAGTCCCCCCGATGATACAATGGGTCTCCAGTAAGGAGAATATGTATCTCCGTCCATTTTTTGTAAACCCTGTTTTATTTTCATCATGTCAAACGAATTTGCAGTATTCCTTCTTGACCAGACCAACAACGGTACTGAGATCCTTGAAGTTCTAGATCATATTGCAGAAGAGGTAGAGACAGCCCTATAAACATATAACCATACATTGAAGCCATGTCCACTATTCTTGACTCCAGTATTCTGTCCAAACGTATCTCACAGCTCAAGCGCACATTAAAAGCGAGTGATGCTGATCCATTCTTGTTTAAGGATGAGGAGATACGATACATGAAACGATCATTACGTGAAATGTATCAACAGAGACGAGAGTTAAATAGTGGTAATGGTTTTGGTAATGGGTGATGAAGTGTCCATTTAGTGTCGGTGATCCTGTATACTATGATGGGCATGAAGGCTTCATCAGTTTTGTCGATGGTGCATACGTTACTGTGTGTACGCATCAATGGCCAAAGGAGGGAACACTCCATGGCTATGCTCAAGTTAATGTCCTAGTCTATCCTGACTATTGGGCAGAAATCCAACCTCGTCCTAAGGACCAATCAAATGGCTAAGTCCCCTAAGAAAGTCCAGTTCAATGTCCTTAACCAGGATATATTAGTTGAACTGAATCAGAAGCGTAAAGGCGTATATTGGCATTACTCAACTGTACCTCAATCTTATGGTCCATTCAGGAGCGAAGATCAGGCTATTAACGATGCCAAACTCTATTCACAATATGGTACAACATCTAAGAATGTACTAGGTAAAGGAGTGAAAGCCCGTAGTAGATGAAAGAATTAAACGAACATATATTGGAGAGGAGGAGGCAGTGTCTAACAGCACTGCATTCTCACTTATCCAAAGCCCAGAACCAAGTATACAATGTGTGTACTATATGGGCAGAGAATGATGATACGAGAACGCCAGAAGAATGTTTCTCAAGCCTGAACAAATAAACAATCGCCTTAAAGGGATACAATTAGTATATCCTACATTAAAGGAAGAGTTTGACCAATACTACAATCAACTAGAATTTAAAGACTTTACAGACTATCAACGTAAGACCCTAGCAGAGGAAGGAAAGGGACATGAGATAGATTGTAATGCATACATGAGTGCACCTATAGCAGATACAAATGCTAAGTGGAGTGTAGCACCATTATTTGTTAATCATATGCCATACCCTAACAATAGAAAGGTATTGCCTAGGTTAATGAAGACAATGTATTGGTTAGGAGAGACAGTATACGTAGGGATAGTAAGATTAGCAGGTAAGAGTGAGTTAGGATGGCATTTTGATCCTGATCCAGGTAAGACAACAGTAAGATATCGTTGTAACCTACCATTGAGTGACACAATCTCTATACTATCTGTAGAGAATGAGTCTAGACCCCTTGCGGAGGGTAAGCTCCTAGTTTTTAAGTCTTCCGCGCTGCATAAGGTAGAAAATCAGGGTGAAAACGTTAGATATTCACTGATTTTTGATATATGGAGGGAGGGAAGAGGTAGAATGTGAGTAAGATACTCTAGGATACTACCCTTTTAAGAAATGTTAATAAAAACTAGTTTGTGCGTACTACTCCGTTATTGCTTGGAGACCTTTTGCAGTCTAAGCCCGCAGTGGACCGAAAGTCAAGCGACCTTGTGCCAGTTCTCAAAGTGACCTCAGAGCTTGACTTTGAAGACCAGATCGATTATAATTAGTAGGTAACAAAGCAAAGACCATGGCTACGAAAAAGCACACCTTCGAGATCGGCGAGTTGAGTTCTGCACTAGATAAAATAGTCGTGCAAGGATCCAAGGTTTTCATAAACTTCTCAGGAAATGAGAAAACCTACGAGTATGCTTGGAAACCTGCAAATGCGAAATTACTGTCAACTCTTGACGGTTTCGTGAAAGACCCAACTTCTGTGTCACTTGGAAGATTTTATAATGATTCACTGAAAAGTGGCGATCTCAAGCAAATCACGCAAAACACCTAAAAATGGCCAAAACCTGGGATTACAGAGGAACCAACAAAAAAGGTTCATTTTCACAGAAAAAGAAGGAATTGCAAGAATATGAAGATTTGGCTAGTAGTGGTTACTTAGATGAGATAAGTAACAGAGGTAGGATGAGAATAGATAAGGAGCTATTAGAGGAGGACTATGACTGAACGCATACGATTCCTTCTCGCTAAGTATAAATTAGGGGGACTAGATCCCGATGAGAGTGTAGAACTAGTGCAGTTCTTAATTGACACTGACCTAATACAAAATATCCCTGAGATGTTGTTAATATCTCAGAGATATATTGCAGAGGGTTTGTGTTATTATGTCCCTACAACTGCAGAGGAAAAGTAAAGAGTATTTGTGTACTATGGACGGTTTGGAGATCGTCCACGGTCAGCTGGAAATTCCAGCCGCCTGGATTTTGAAGCAAGAAAAAAACGGTCTTAGAGACCGTTTAAAAATTCATGCATGTGATCCAGATATTCTTCGTAGGTTCCGTTGAACCAATCTGGCGCGACCCGTTGGGAATGTTTCTGAGCACTCTCGCGAATTTCTCGCTCTGAGTAACCCTTATCCAGGAGACCGCCGTAGAATTCAGAAATTACGCTCATGAGAATTTAATTTCGTGTTGAGCGTTATTGACTTTATCCCAGAGGTCTGAGAAATCGTCTGACCATTCTACGAGGTCTAGGTCTGAGACCTTGGTGAACATCTCCTGAAGGATGTCGTATTCTCTTGAGGTGAGAGTGACCTGAAATTGATCTGTGATTTCCATATTCTTATATTACACGAAAATGCCCACCATTGGGAAAATAGTGGGCGGTTTGAGAATTGGCACAGCGGGTCGGCTGGAATTTTCAAGGATTCAGGCCGAGAGTGGACAGTTGGAAAACCGTCCACTCTATTTGTTAATCGTATTTGTAGATTGGGCAAGAGTTAGTGTAATTTAACACCTTGCTATCTAGTCCACAATAGTTTAACAAATAGCTTTCAATCTCTTCGGCAAAGTGTCTAGAATTGAATTCATGCTCTTTATCATTTAACTCAAAGTCGATTGTGAAGCGAAATTGTGATTTAGTCATACAATCTCTCCCAACGTTCTTTAGTCAATGTTGCTGCAAGTTCTTCTAATTCTTGTTCACCAAAGAGTAAATGCAGGTTACGTTGATAACATTTCTCAAGGATTTCGTCGAAGATGTTCTCAAGAATTGCTTCATTTTGTAGGCAGGACATGTTAAGAATAATCGAAAGGACTTGGTTCACAGATAGTATCACATAGTGAGTCATAATCTGTTTGGGTGGATTCATTTATCCACCCCATATCATTGAAGAATTGTATCATCTCAACGAGGACAGATTCCTCGTCTTCAGTAACACGAATTGTACGGATAGTTTCGCTCATTATTTGATACCTTCAGGGTGACAAAGTGAGACGATGAAACTATCATCAACTGTGCGAACATTAGGTGCATGTTTCATGTACTGATTGATGTGCTTCGATGTAGTCCTGGAGTAGTAAGTTTCAGTCTTGAAATGTCCTACTTTTGGAGTAAATCCTGCGACTGGAGTTTCATAACTAAAGAAGATTGAGTCTCCATTGTTGAAACTTAGTTCGGTCATATTTGAACCGAGTTGACGTAAAATCATGAATGAAATTAGCGTTGTTAAGTGAAGTGAAATGTGGGGGCGTTGGGTCAGTGTTCCCGAAGGATATTGCCTCAATTCCCCCCACTCTTTTAATATACATGAAAAAACCCCCTAGTGGGGGTCTGAGTGTGCCAGTTTGTCAACTGGTTTTGATTCCTGGAACACTGACTTCAAGTCCTGCGTTGTTGAGGATTTGAACCGCCCATGCTTCGAGGAAAATCAAAGGAAGGACGACGATCTCAATTCCTCTGAGAGTGAAGAGATCTTGCCACGCCTTCAACTCCTTTTGCTGAAGGGTCTCAACGGGTGCCACTTGGACGACTGGTTGAGGTGTGGGGTTTGCCGCTGCCTTGCGAGTGCGAGGGGTGGCAGGTGCTTTGCGTGCTCTGGTCTTGCGTGCTGGTTTTGCTTTAGCAGTTGAGACGGATGGAGCAGACTTAGCGGATGCTGGCATTTGGATGCTGGCGTTTGTACTCCCTAATTTTACACGAGATGGGGTTGACAAAATCCCAAACGTTACACGAGTTAACAAAAAAGTCCACTTTATAAACTGTCCCAGAGCTCTGGGTTGCCGTGGCAAAATCGACTATAATGAAAAGGTCAACTGAATTCTTTATGCAAACTCACCGCATTGTTCTTGGGTTAAATATACCTAACTCAGGAACGGTTAATAATCAGATGTGGTTGCAATTTGTTCAGAATGAGTTACTAACTCGATTACAGTTTTGTACTATTAGTGACGCAATCGGCGTCTACAAAGGTACACTTGAAAAGACTAAAATCATCGAGGTAACTGTAGACGAACGTACTACACATTCTACACAAATTGTCAACAACCTCAAGACAATCGGGGACGTATACAAACAACAATTCCGACAGGATTGCGTCCTCTACAGTTACACAAACGTCGAGGAAATCGTCTTCGCTTGAGTGTAAACCAAAGATCAACAGAGTTCAATTGGAATTTATCATTTTCTTTCTTGAACTCTTTGGTCTCTAATTAACACAAACTGTGTCCCCACTAAGTAACACAAACCCTTGTGCCACTCATCCAACTGTCCACGGGCGGCTGGATTTTTTATTAGAACGCTCTCTCATGTGCCACCTGACAAAGTGTCCTAATAGAGCACCCATGCTATTCAAAATCGTGTATTATAGAATCATGAAAACGAATTCCCAAATGTTCAACTCCGACCTTCGCCCCATGTTCAACGGATCAGTCCTAATGAATGAGGCGGCGACCAAGGACCAAGCAGTGATGGCAGCAATGACCAAACTCGCAGAGGACAATTTCACATTTCGCCCTCATCCTTCGGGCACATGGAATATAAGCGATCGTCACTGATCGCTTTTTTGCTGCCATGAGAATCGCTTTCATGCTAGGGGTCATTATAGGAGGGGTGTTCATAGGAGGGCATCTGATCACCCAAGTTTCTGACATGACCAATTCTAGAGATGCCCAAATTTGCCAAATCGACCCGACCCTATGCAAGAACTGAGTTCATCCGTGTATGAAGCAATTCTACACCCAACGCCCACAGTATCTTACTATTTTCTCAACTCCGTCACTTCTTTACACAATGGCAAAAATCAACACGAAGGTCCGTTATTGGACGGATCGGCAACAAAACGCAAGACTGATCAGTTTTTCAAATTATGAGTCAGCGTTGCAAATCTTAGAGGACTTTGCCAAAATGGGATGGCGTGCTGAGATTGCGCCGCCGCACCTCTAGGCAGTCGAGGCAGTGCCGCCCCCCTTGGGCGGTTTGCCCCCGCCCCCTAGCTTAGGATCCCTATCAAAGCTAAGCTATAAAGTCTTGCATGAGCGAGTTCGATAAAAGAAATATAATTTTTCTAAAAATATTTCTCAGGGTATCGCGCCGCCCGACCCTTTTTGACATTGTGTGTAAATCGTGATATAATACATACTATACCAGCCACCCTCCGAGAACCATGATCAACCTCGACGAACGATACCACAGCTATCTCACAGATAAGAATAAAAAGTTTCGCATTGATGGAAGACACGAGAACGTTACAGGGTACGGGTACCGTTGTGACGGTAATGACATCGTAGGTCATTATGTCAATACCGAGAGACACCGTTTAAACTACGATAGAAACGAAGTATTTTTGAATAAAGAACTCTATGTTGAGCAATGAGGAACTAGAAGCAAGACTGTCAACACTTGAGAAGAGAGTGGAACAGTCCCTTCTCTTGATGAGACGACCTGGCTCTGAGAACTACGAGAGACTTGTAGATGTTGTATGTGACCATGAGAACACTATAAGAGATCTCGAAGGAATGGCACATCCAAAACCCACTGGGGCAACTCAGAAGAGGAATGAGGATAGGTTGAGTACCCTTGAGGAAAAAATCGCGTCCAAAACCGCGAAGGGTCTCTAAATAATTCCAAAAACTATGGACGACTTGAACGGCGTATTCACCATATCAGACAATGGGAAACTGGTAACTTATAACAATGTACGCGATCTACCAGATACGTTTGATCATCTTATAAAGTTTGAACCTACTATTCCAGATCCTCCACATACAGAGGAGCAGCATACTGCTATGGGCAAATATTCAGACTATCTACAGCAACTCATGACCAGAGAGGTTAAATGACTATCTCTGTATCTCCATTTGCTGAGCCATGGTCTATACCCGATAGAACAAGACCTACATTTACAATTAGCCAGACTGTAACAGCATCTACAGATGATGCTCTACAAGAGACGATAACTAACGTAACAGCTACAGTAGATGGTACAGAACCTGACCTTGTGATTACCCCAGGAACTACCTCGGTGGCAATTACAGGGTCTTTTGCTGACCCCTATTCAGATAGTTTTACTTATATTGATGCAGGCCAATCAGATAAGACCCAGACACCTACTACTGTAAGTGGGGTCGATAATCTACCTGCTGATAAGATCTTCTTTGATCTTGATCAGGATATGACTGCATATACAACTAAAACCTTTATTATTACTGTATCATATGATTTAGTTAACGTAGCCCAAACCCCTGAAAGCTTTACACTTACAATGAAAATAAATAATGAGTGGGAAGGTATCCGTTCCGTAGTTGATAATTATTATTAATGTCCTATCCAGCACCAAAGATGACACCGAAAGATGATTGGTTTGATGATAAGCCAAATCCTTTAGATACTATGCCTATTGCAAGAGACAAGGCATTAGATAATGTTGTCAATATTGACCCGCCACAGGTCACTATACATCAGAAGATGTATGAAATAGCAACTGCAAAGTATAATCCATTTGCAGTGGGTGGCTCAGAGAATCTAGGTGGTGGATCTGAAAAGATACAAGAACCACCCGTTAAAACATTCGATTGGGAAGAAACTGCTCCTTCTGAGTATGAACCCCAAGATGATCCATTTGGAGGATACTAATGCCAGCAGTAACTAGAATTGGAGATGCAGATGTAGCCCATTGTTCTGGCATGGTCAGAGCACAGGGTTCTGGTAATGTATTCTGCAATGATATTCCTATCTCTCGTCAAGGAGATAATAACACTGGACACTTATTACCAGGTGTTCCATGTCCTTCTCATGCAGCACCAATAGCTACAGGATCTTCAAGTGTCTTTATAAATGGTAAAGGGTGTGGTAGAGTAGGAGATAGTGTAAGTGGCTGTACATCAGTCGCTGCAGGTTCCCCAGATGTATTCGCAGGTGGTTAATTATGGCAATTACAAAAGCAGGTGGTTTTGGTACTCACATAACAGTAGAAGCAAAACCAAAGAAAACTCGTCAAGGCAGTTCTATGCACACGAAGTATTCTGCTACATCACGTAATAAGGCAAGAAAGAGGTATCGTGGCCAAGGCAAATAGAATAGTAAACGGTCAAAGAAATCATAACGTTCCCGTGGATATGTCTGATGACTTCCATGAGAACGGATGGGAGGAGTGTAAGTACCTTATTACTGACCCTCGTTCTGATGCTTATCTAAAGAAATCAAAGCAATATCAGTCTAGACATGAAGCTACACCAGACTTTGAAAAGAGTGCTGAGGATGTAGTCCGTGAAGCAGAGAAGAGATTATTACAAAACCAGTATAAATATAAAGAAGGTTAATATTGTAGCCGAATGGCTTTAACATCGAAGTCCTTTAGAGACTTCTCTTTGACTTTTGAAAAGAATGCAGTGACTAATGACATATTAGCACTGAACAATGAGTCAGCCATTAAAGCTTCAGTTAAAAATATTGTCCTTTATAACTTCTATGAGAAACCTTTTGATCCTGCTTTCGGTGGGAATATCATTGGATTACTCTTTGAAAACTTTATACCAAACTCTGCTCAGAGAATTAAGAAAAGACTTCGGGAAGCTATTGATACTTATGAACCTAGAGTAGCAGTTTATGAGATTAAAGTGAAGGTTGATGAGAATAATAATGAATTAAACGTGAGTATAGCATATGTAATCATGGGAATTCCAGCCAAATTTGATTCTATCGACGTAGCATTTAAACCATAATGGCATTCAATCAGGTCAACGCCTTAGAGTTCAACCAAATTAAGGCACAAATAAAAGATTATCTTCGAGCTCAGGAACAATTCTCCGATTATGACTTCGAGGGATCTTCTTTGACGGTGCTTCTTGATACGTTAGCATATAATACTTACTATACTAGTGTAAATGCCAACCTTACAGTCAATGAAGGCTTCTTAGAAACTGCTGTTTTACGTGAAAATGTTGTAAAATTAGCAAGAATGCTTGGTTATACACCCAAGTCAGCTCGTTCTGCACAAACAACTGTCAATATTAGTGTACAAACTGTAGTTCCATATCCCAAAACAGTTACTATTGGTAGAGGATTAGTATTAAATTTCACAGGATTAGATAATAATAACTTTGTTTTCTCTTTACCAGTCGATACTACACAGAGTGTAGATAGTACTTCTGGTATTGCAACCTTTACTGGTGTTGTTTTGTATGAAGGAGTGTTCCTTACAGACACCTTTGTGCGGGATACTAACCAAAGGCAGCGTTTCATTCTTACAAATGGAACTGCAGATACATCTAGTATGCGTGTTGAGGTAACTTCAGGTACTGTTACAGAGCGTTATTTACAAGCAACTGATATTACTAAGATAGATTCCACTTCAAAGGTCTTCTTTTTAGAAGAATCTGAGCAAGAGATCCCAGAAATCCTCTTTGGTGATGGAATAATGGGTAAGGATCTTACAAATGGTGATGTTGTTGAGGTTCAGTATACCACTTCTAGTGGAACTGGAGCTAATGGATTGAAAGTATTTGAAAATATTGGTAACTTTAGAGATAATACAGGCAATTCTATCACTTCTGGCATTACAGTTACTACTACAAGTGATCCAGATGGAGGTTCATTAGCGGAAACTACTGAATCTATCAAGTTTGCAGCACCAAAATTCTATTCTGCCTTCGGTAGAGCAGTCTCAACCCGTGATTATGAAGCAATTATTCCACAAATTTACCCAAATGTAGCTTCAATTGCTTGTTATGGTGGTGAAGAAGCGTCTCCACCTGAATATGGTAAGGTATTTTTGGCAATTAAACCAAAAAATGCTGATAGATTATCACTTTCGGAGAAAAATGTCATTCTTAAGAAGCTTAGAGACTACTCTGTAGCGGCAATTCAACCTTCAATCATTGACCCATCTATATTATACATTGATTTGGACACTTTTGTCTACTTTAACCCAAATGTTACTCGTCGTGAACCTTCAGAAGTTAAGAATTTAGTGATTATATCACTAACTCAACTGAATGTCAGTGGAGAGTTTAATAAATTTGGTGGAAAATTCAAATACTCCAGGCTTCAGGGTGTAATTGACAACTCAGAAACATCAATTACCTCTAATATCACTCGTCTCAAGATGAGAAAGAACGTAACAGTCGATTTAGATGCTCGTGTGAACTATAAAATCTGTTATGGTAATAGGATTAAGCAAGGAACTACTACAGATCCTACTGTTTCTACTAGTGGATTTAAGATTAGTGGTGATGCATTTAATACTTATTACATAAATGATGATGGTGCAGGTCTATTGCGTCTCTATTACATCAAAGGAACTGGTGAAAAAGAATATGTTGATGGTCTATGGGGCACTGTTGACTATAGTATGGGTGAAATTGTCATTAATGATTTGATTATTACATCAACAAGGGTTGCAGGTAATCTATTACAGATCTCTGGAATTCCTGAATCTAATGATTTAGTATCATTGCGAGAAACCTATCTCACATTGGGCATAGATAATACGACTGTAAGTGTTGTAGAAGACACTATCAGTAGCGGTTCAAACCTTTCTGGTACGGGAGTTGTACCAGAGTCAAGCTATAGTTAGTTAACAGATGACAAATTCTTCCTGGAAGGTTAGTTCGTGGACTACACCGACCACTACGGTTACAACTACACCAGTACCGTCAGAGGTCAGTCCTGAATCTAAATCGCAGATTTCCCACAATATTGCGGGACAGTTTGCTTCGTTTATACAGGAAAATTATCCTACCTTCATTTCGTTTGTTAAGTCATACTATAAGTCACAAGAATTAAAAGGATATTGCTTCGATATTATCCAAAACTGGGGTGATTACTACAATATTGATAATTATGGTGGATTAGTTACTGAAACAAAACTTATTTCCGCGTTAAGTACATCTTCTACAACTGTTGACGTTGAAAGTACGCGGGATTTCCCATCTGAAGGGCTACTTTTAGTTGGTGATGAGATCATTTACTACCAACAGAAAGGATCTACGCTTTTTCAGGACTGTGCGAGAGGTTTTAACGCCATAAAAACAATTGGTGAAGAGGCAGATTACAAATTTGAAGAAACTGTAGCTGCATCTCATGCTCTTGGAGCAAAAGTTACCAATTTAAACAATATTTTTCCGCTTTATATACTCGGAAAGTTCAAAGAACAGTTTTTATCGACATTTCCAAAGAATTTTGCGGATGGAGTTACTGAATCAACCGTAATTAAGAGAATTAAGGACTTTTATGCCTCTAAAGGGTCTACAAGGTCTTTCCAATTCGTCTTAAGGACGCTTTTTGGCGTAGATTCGGAAATTAACTATCCTAGAGATCGTATTTTCAAGCCATCAGACGCATATTACACTTCTAGGGAAGTTATTCGTGCTGTTGCGGTTACTGGAGACCCAGGTGCGTTAGTTGGTCAAGTTCTGTATCAAGAAAATGATACAAATGATCCAAATGTTGCAGCTGCGCGAATTTACGTAAAAGGCGTTGTTGAAGTTTTCACTTCTAGCGGTTCAATCTTTGAAATTGACGTAGATACTAATAATTCACTAGGAGCATTTGTAACTCCATACAAATCAGTCCTTTCAGCTGATCTTGGAGCTAATATATCCGATCAAATTGTTACTGTTGATTCTACTCTTGGTTGGCCAGAAATAAATGGTCGTTTTAGGATAGAAGATGAAATTATAACATATTCTGATAAAACTGTCAGCCAGTTTTTAGGATGTACTCGTGCAAGAGAGGGTACAACTAATGTAGCTCATGATGCAGGTCAAGAAGTATTTGCTGCATTCAAGATTTACGGATATTCCAATGTAGACAACTCGGAAATCCAATTAAAGGTCTATGGAGGCACTAGAGGTGTTGTATTGACTGATGGCGGTCAGTATTACCTTCCCAACAGTAAGGTTACGACCCCTATAGCACCAGGCTTTGATAGTATTGACCCAATATGGGAAACTTTCCAATATAACGTCAGAAGGGCACTCAGAGGCGAATCTGCGACCCTAGGAACTGTTAATCCTAATGGAAGTGTTCGTTGTACCGTTAAGACTAAAGAAAAGCATCGTTTGAAGCGAGATGATGTCATTAGAGTTCTAAATGCTCCAGAAGACATCTACAATAATCTTCATGATGTTGTTGGTATTGTTTCTGATACGGAATTTGAATTTTTATTCTCATCTACACCAGCTCAAGGTATTAGTGGATTTGAATTCTTTATTTCTAGAGAATTTGCATATGGTGTCAGTGATTACGCTTCTATTAACAATTCAATCAAGGATTATACTGCAGACGTTCAGAATACCTACAAATCATCTAAAGATGCTATTGTCGCTAGTACAGGTGTACCATCGCATAAAATAGGTCCATTTGCTGTTGGTGACCTAACTCCTGGTAACCAGAGATATCTTAAGAGAATACCTCTTACACCATCTACTAAAAGTACAAAAACAGCTACTCCAGTTGGTCAAATTGGTATTGGTTCAAATGGTGTTCCAATATTCTCATATAAGGGAGAAACCAAGAAGAAGTTTGGTGGATTGAAAGCTATTGATAAAAATGCGGGTGGAGATGGATATGATATCACAAACCCACCTACAGTAGAGTTTGAAGAAGATTATAAGCTCAATACAGTTTATTCTTCAGGTGTTAGAGTAAAATATAATGGTAATAGGTATAGAGCTATTGATAGTGGTCTTTCATCAAATACTGCTTACCCAACTCATACTACTGGGACTGCAACTATAGGTGCTATCACTTGGGAGTATGAAGGTACACCAGCCGCGGCAACAGTTTCCGTTTTAGGTTCAGTAATTGCTATTAACGTTACTAATGGTGGTAGTGGGTATACAACAGAACCAATTATATCGATTACTGGTGGTGGAGCTGGTAATGACAATCAGGCAACTGCTACTGCTCAGATCACATCAGGTATTGTTACTGGAATTACTGTAACTAATGGAGGTACTGGTTATACTAGTGTTCCTAGCGTTTCTATAAGTGGTGGAAATGGCACAGGTGCTACTGCCACCTCTATTTGTCGAGGACCAATCAATACTATCAATATTACTAATGCTGGAACTCAATATACTTACGAACCCACTATTAAGTTAATCTCTGGTAGTGGTGCTGTTGCGTATCCTTCCATTTTAAACGGAAAGATCGAAAGTGTTATCGTAACATTCGGTGGTAGTGGGTATTATGGTGCTCCAGACGTTGTTATTACTGGAGATGGAGTTGGTGCTACTGCATTTGCTCAAGTAGACCTTGCTACCAATATTGTTACTGGTATTATTGTAACAAACAAGGGCGCGGGATATAGCGCAGGTAATACATCGATTAGTATTGTATATCCAGGTACAGGAGCTTCATTCCAAACTAAGTTAACGGAATTGAGCTTTAACGAAGCAGCAACTGGCGCAGAATTGGGTTCAAATACTTTCGTAGCACGTAAAACTACTGATACTGCAGGTGGTGGAGTTTTCCAAGGAGAAAACTACTTGATATATGACGGAGAATATGGATATCTGTATAACCCTAAGCAACTTAGGTTCCTCTTAAGAGATAATATTGATGACACCCTACAAGAATTAAATCCAACCTCACACTCTCCTATTATTGGTTGGGCTTATGATGGACATCCAATTTATGGACCATATGGATTTGAGGATCCTGAAAATACCACTCCTTATAATTCATTTAAGTTGATGGTCTCTAGTTACCTTGTTAAGTCATCTAGAGATGCTCTTCTAAACGGTCTGACAGACCCTATGGGCACTTATATTGAAGATTATGAATATAGAGAAGGATATGGTGATTTAGACCAATATAACGGTCGTTTCTGCGTTACTCCAGAATATCCAAATGGAGTTTATGCATATTTCGCTACAATTAAGGGTTCTGCTGGAGAACCCAAATTCCCGTACTTTATAGGACCAAATTTCTACTCAGAAGCGGATGCTGTTAACTGGAATGGAAATGGTCTGCAGAAAAACTTTACAGAAGACGCAATTCGCTATAAAGCACCATTTATCGGTGTTGATAACATTGTAGCAAAGAGAAAGAAGCTTGACAACAAGATTGACTTCTTCTTAGCACTTGAAGACACCACAACATTGATTGTGATGGAAACTGGTGAAGTATTAAGCTACCTTGAAGATGGAATTGGGTATTTCAGTTATTATCCAGTTATCAGAGGTGGTACTGCGGATTCATTGGTTGTTTCCGCGACTAATAAGTATTCTTCCTCTGGAGTTGACCAATATCTAGTTGAAGGTGGCGGTAAAGAGTATAAAGTTAATGATAGACTAACGTTTGATAATACAGACACTGGTGGAGAAGGAATTAGTGCTATTGTATCAGCTGTTGCTGGTGGAACAGTCAGTACTCTTGCAAATGCTGTAGGTGCCACTGATGACATCTGTACAACAACAATAACCACTCTAGAAAATCACTATTTGCAAGTTGGAGAGAATGTTACTGTTAGTTTGACTGATAATCTTTATACTAGAGTAATTAATACAAAGATCATTGGTTCAAAGTATCACTTTAAGTATTTCAATGCTTCAACAATGAAGTTGTTGACAAAATACGCTAATACTACTGCATATACTCAAGGAGACCTTATTTTCACTCAAGATAGGGTTTATAAGGCAGCTGCAAGTGGAACTTCTAGTTCTTCAGCTCCAACTCATGAATCTGGTACTGTAAGTGATGGTTCAATGAATTGGACCTATATTAGAAAG